ACCTTATACCCTACTTTATCAAGCTTTAGATAATCATCAACACCATCCGTAACAATAGCTCCTTCATATAGAGGAATTTGCTCAATTGTTACATTCTTAGTCAACGCATTTCTAACTGCAAAACCAACATTATATCCCGGAGTTCCAGAACTACTTTGAATACTTTCGGGTAAGTCGTATTCTCCATCTTCAGGAATTGGGAATACTGCACGACTACCTCCATCGGAAGGACGATATTCATAAGTAAGCTGATCCGTTGCAGTTAATCCAGTTACTCTTACTTTAGTAGCTTTTATATGATCAGTATCATATTGGTAAGCGACAAAAGTATTGGCCGGAACAAAATTCATTATAGTAATACTATGATCATCTGTTACGAATACATTAGCAGCCTTTTTGTACTTTAAGTAATTTTCATTATACCCTCCATACCCTGACATTAAACTCCATCCAAAGTTATATGCTGTTAGTACGTTGCCTAACAGTCCTGTTACAGTTGTTCTATCCTTATCAAAATTGGATTTCCCTCCAAAATTCCAATAATCTACAAGGGAATCAGAGAAAGGAAAATCAACCTTATGACCACGATCAGCAACAGCAGAAGACAAACGTATCCCCCTAACCTGAGCCGTGTTAATGCCAACGCGGTTAATCTTTACCTGATTGATTGAAACTTTCATTCCGATACACGAATTTTAGCCAAAGTAGGCTGTGAGATAGACTGCACTTTGATATACATGCCCGGGATCACTCCTGTAATAGCAATATCTATTGTGCTACCCACATAGTTATATGATCCGAAAGAAACATAATTCCCATTTGTCATACTCTGAAGCAGAGCGACGTTATTTCTTTCCTTATCTCCACTTGCAAATTCAAGATGAAGGCCTGCATCCGATTGAAGTTGCACAGGGTCCGATACATAAGCTTCACCCTGTTTGCTGAAAGTTAAATCTGTTAGAGCCATGTTACTTTGAATTTAAATAGTTAATAATACCTTCTATGTGAATATTTGCCACAGTCCGCTTGCCCTCAGCCGACAATAAGAACTCCACGTCTTCCTTGTTGTCCTGGAAGAAGTTCTCTGTCAATATAGCGGGGCAGTTCGTATCCCGGCAAATAGCCAAGTTCTGCACCCAATAGTCTTGTCCGGGAGATTGTTTGCGTACTGTCACATCTTTACCTTCCGCTACTTCCGCAAGGGAGGAAGCCAACCTTTTGCTATTAAAAGAAGCATTATCACTGACATATACACCCCATCCCCGAGCATTCATCCAACTTGTCCCGTTACCGGCCGCATTACAATGAATGGATACCAGAATAGCGTTCTTTTGAGAATCGCGATAAATATTATTAGCACGTTTGCATCGCTCAGACAATGGAACATCCACATCCTCCTTTACGATGCGTTCCGCGTCAACACCATGCTTTCTCAGCCCGAAAACGACCATATCCGCTATCTCTCTGGAATAAGCCCACTCACGCAACCTTCCGTCCGGTGAACACTTTCCCTGTGTATTCTCGCCATGGCCATTGTCAATTAGAACTTTCATATCATTCATTCTTTGTCCTCCTCCTTTTTAGTTATCACCTCTTTTAAATCTTCTTTCTCTATCTTGAATACCTTTTTAGCGAATAACCCAATAGCTACTATCAGATTAAAATCATATCCCTTGGGCTTAAGAATATTCGATATGATAGAGCAACCTTCGATAAAGCAGACAGATAAGCAAGCAAATATATCAATGTTATATCTTCCACCACTGGCCTCGTTTATCATCACCACCATGATTACAAAGCTAAAATAGGTAACCATCTTACCCATTGTAGCCCGCCAAGCCCTACTAAACCTCACGCGCTCACCCATCAACAAGCTCTTCCTGCATCCCGTAGCCAAATCACACAGTATTACAAAGAACATAGTGATCAACCATGGGATCATGTGCTCTATAGCTTCCATTACGAAACTTCCGGCTACAGGAGCAAACAGACCAGAAGAGAATTGATGTATTGATTTGTCTTGCATATTTGTCTTTTTAAATAATAATACTACATTTGTAATCAGATTACATAATTAAATTAAAACTAGATAAATGCGTGAGCCTATCTTGCCTGTGAAGGTGAGGTGGGCTTTTTTATGCTATGACTTATCACTAGTGATCTGGTCAATGATCTTACGGATATCAGACATATAACATTCAAAGTCATTCGTGTAGATAAAACTAATAGTAGTTATCTGCGGAGTTGGAACAGGGTCAAATCGGACCTCTCCCAACTTCATCTCTCTGATCTCTTCATGTGTGCCATCTCCATCAGCGTTCGGTACCGTTTCTGTTGCATTATCAGTTACACCAACAAATATCGACTGTTTGTTACCATTGATTGAAGTATATCTGATCGAATACTTAACGGTCGGAATACTTAAAGAAGTTCCTTCAAAGCTCTTTACTTCTGTTGTATCGGTAGCTACAATTTTAATCTCTTCGTTCATTGCATTTTAATTTTAAGTTTATAATAAATTTATTCTTTGTTCTGATTCAATGCTGAATCCAGCAATTTGAAGAGGGGAAACTTTACATAAGCATAGAAAATCTGATCTGATAATCCTCTAATCAAATCAACGTTAGATTCATCTACTTCAACTTCACCTTCAAAATATATTTTCCGGCCTAAATCCCGTTCCTGGATATCACGCGCATTGAAATAAATAGCATTACCTAAGTCCTTGCTTACATCTTTGTAATCAATCACTCTCTCCGTCCCGACAATGTTGCCCTCAGAGTCTCTCTTCTCAACCTCTTTCATCAAGACATTTCCTTCGATATCGTTAACCACGATCTTTCTAAAATCTATTTTCATACTCTATATATTTATATTAAACTCCACAAAAATTTAAAATCCAGTATGTCCCATCAAAGACAAACATAAATAGGTCTGAGTTATTACGTAAAGTAGCTGACGATAATACTTTGTTTGAGTAAATACTATTTGTTCCACCATAAATAGTTACACTTCCATTCCTTCTACGAACATAGATAAATCGCCCAACCTCTGGATATCCTGGAAGGGTCACATTTATACTACCAGAATTAGTACATACAACAAAGCAATCACTACTATCCAAAGCGATAGATGATGATATAACCCGAGTTCTAAATATTAACCCCTGAGTCATCTTGACGATACCATTTGTAATCAACTTACTATTGATATTGACTGCTACGGTGCCTGCAAGATTTATATTTGTACCGTTCAAATCCACATAGCTATTACCTGATGTAGATATAGATGCTCCACCGTCATTACGAGTTATAGTAATCATCTGAGGTATTATAATAACCTGACCGGAAGAATTTTTCATCGTAATCACAGTAGATAGTCCATCTGAATACAATCCGTTATCTTGAATCGTAAAATACCCAATTTGAGCACCATTCGTTACCGTAATGTTTCCTGTTGTAATTCGACCAGCCGCTAAGGCATTGGTAACGATTGCGGTTGCATCTATCAAGTTCGTTCGAATCAATCCACCATTGATAATTGTTTTACCCTGAGTAGCATACGAAGCCATTTGGTCATACGAAGAGTATCCGAGTTTCGTTGCGAAATCATTCTGCAAGTTACGCATAGCGGTAGCGTCCAAGAATCCCTGCGGTCCTTGAGGTCCTTGTGGACCAGTGTCTCCCTTATCTCCTTTAGGCCCCTGAGATCCCTGTGGTCCCTGGGGACCAATAGGACCAATAGATCCGGTAGCACCAGTAGCACCGGTAGGTCCAGTTGGACCTTGGGGACCCTGCGGGCCTTGTGGTCCTGTATTACCCTTGAAATTTTGCTGCTCGGATGCCGACAAGCCGGAAAAAGTAACCATGCCTGCAATACTGATATCTTTCCCGAATATATTGATAGCACCCGGCTTAATAGTGATTCCAGTTTTTAATTCATCCTTTGTAGGAGTGTCATCAATAGAACCGGCATCGTAGACTGTGGCAAAGGCAAGGTACCAGGTGACAGGTAAACTGCCACTACCTCCTGCTAAATAAAAGAAGTTAGTTCCACTAAATGTACCACTTGAACCACATTTGACATAATACGCATATTCCTCCCAGTCACCGGTACCAACATTGTTAGTAAGCCATTTTGATGTACCACCGTTACCCGTAGAGTTTGAACCCCACTCAATTTTATATCCAACGGGAACCCATGCTATAAACCGGGTAATAAATACAGCATTAGCGCGTGTTTGGGTATTAAAAGTAAACCCACCCAAGCCGGGGGATACACTTCCTTGTACAGTGGTAATTTTAATTTTATATCCGGATTGATTAGGCAAATTAACATCCGTTGTTCTTTCAACTGTCACAGTTCCCCCACCACTATTATTGTAAACCGATATGCCATTCATCCCGCTTCTAAACTCTGGATCACGATTCAGCATCTTCCCCTTACTCATAGCAAGGGCAATCAAACGTGCATTACCCGATACCGTTGATACAAGGTTAATATCCGTCTTGGTCTGAGAGATCTCAGTGCCCTGATTGGATACAACCTGTCCGAGAGCGTCAAAGTCGGTTTGGGAGACTTTGCTTTCAATTAACCCTTTCGTTACTTTTATCTCTGAGTCGGTGTAGGTTTTGGCAATGTAGTTAAGATCTTCGGGGGCTGGGCTCCAGGTTACAGGAGTGTTGGTTTCAAATACGCCAATACGCAAATAAGTAGATATAGAAGTACCATAAGAACCTAATATATGCTTAATAGGTTTTGATGTAAGAACGAAGTTGTTTACTATGCTATCATTAGTTACCGCTATTTCTTCATACGCGCCATCAGTGTAAACGATCCGAAAAAAGACACTTCTTGAACTACTCGGGATTGTAGACGATGGAACAAAATGATCTATAAACACATAATACCTTTTTTGTGAGTTATATGTCAAGCCAAACATGTCCTTGTTAGCTACAAGTGATTCTTTATGCAACAAAGATGGTAGTATTAACAACTCTCCTTCATTAGTATATTTTGAAGCGTATGTAAATCCCGCATCAACAATACGTTTAAAAGAGCATAAGTTCTTAATACCTGCAACTCGCTCGCTTGCAGCAGGAATCCACTGTGTTACCCCTATGTTACCATCAGTAAGAACAGCCCAATGCACTTTTGAACCGTAGATTCCATTAGGGAATTGATATAGTGACATTCCATAGCCTTCTGTATAACCGCTCATTGTAATTTCTTTGCTTTCTACAATTCTATCACCTTTGGTTGTAAAATAAGCAATTATATTATAGCCATTGTTAGAATAAGCTCTAATTTCGTTATTATCATTTCCCAGTGTATAGCATAATGTCAACGTATACTTCTTGCCATTAACTGCTGGAACATCATACCCATATTCTCCAAATCCGTATGATGTATTTGCTTTCTCTGTATAGGCACCCTTTAATAAATTGACATCAGCAACTTTCACCTTACTAACCTCACCCTTCACAGCCAACGTAATCTGTCCGGGCAAAGCCTCCATAATAGTATCAGTCTCAATCTTAACCTTTTCCCCAACATAAGAATATGAAGCAGAATTGATAGCGTCTATAATTACCCTCTGCTGATCATAATAAGCCTGTTGAAGAGTCTTGAATGAAGCGCTGACCGGTATATTTTCAGGCTCACTTGCCGAATGGGTCTCAAGCACATGATAGTAATCGTTGAAAGCATTCCGATAAGCAACGGTATCAATCCCATAGCGGGACGCGTTAGCAAGGATGGAATCTCTTTCCGCTTTCAAAGCCTCCATTTCCTGCTTTAACGCGGTCTTTTCGGTTGGTGATATGACACCATCATCCGCCCAGGTGTTCAATCTGTCCTGGGCTGCTTTCGCATCGGTTTTGGCGATGTCTATTTCCTTGTTGGTTGACTCAAACTCCTGTTCGATGGTCTTTCCGTTGCGAAGGATGAAGATGCCTTTGAAATAACCGTTATTTGTATATACACCATTATCGTGCGGCTGCATATTATCCGGAAAATCCGGGTCAGTTATATGATCTAAATTCCCAAATACAGAGCGAGACGCTCCGGCAAATGACTTAGTCTTGACTCCACCTAATATCTCAATCTTAGGCTTGCCATCCTCGGCAGCCGACATATATATCAAGCTCTGACGAAGAGGATTCTCAGTATTACCCATCTGTACAACTTCATCACCGACAGTTGGCGTAATACCCTCAAATTCAGACTTAGGAATAGTTACGAGATTACCATTTACACTCGCAACTTCGCACCAATAGTATTTACCTTTTTTAGATGATGTATCCTCCATTTTTTGAGTAACAGTAACCTTTCCGTTACCATGTCCGGAATCTAATACAATCATTATACCAAGGTTGTATATCTCTTCGGATACATTGATGGCACGAATTACATTCTCGCCATTTGTCAAAAGCCCTCCTACAGTATCAGAACCGATTCCATCCTTTGATAAACCACTCCATACAGCCATAGCACCATCATACAAACCAGATATTTCTAATTTGCATTCTTTAGTCGTTATAGGAGCATCTGCTACATGTCCCTCTGGATACATGTAAAGTTGAAAGCCTGAATTTGCTGAATTATTCATGCTAAACTCAATGCTCGTGTTCGTTATCCTTACGCTATCATCTATGGCTGAACCATCATATAAATAGGCTGTAAATTTTGTGAAATCAAAAGCCGGTGACTGGATTATTCTTCTATCAAATACTTGACACCTCACTAAGTCGTGCGCCTGGAATGTTTCATCTTCATCCTCAAATTCAAGAATCCAAGATTGCAAATCAGAAGTCTCAGTAACTGCACTGACTTTCCCGTTCGCTTGGCTTATAACAAGAGCACCATTTATTGAACGTACTTTCTGTATAAGCAACTCAAATACATTCATAACTTTCCTCACATCTAGAATATCACATTCTATATGCCAGTTGCCATACTCGTCTTTATATATTTTAAAGCCTTCGCCTGTGAATCCCGGAACAAACTTCGGAGAAGAGATGTATTCTTTCAATATAGCTGCGGCAGCGTTTAATATGCCCTCCTCATATAGAGAAGCAGTAGGCTTTCCTTCGGATTCATTCCAACCGATTTCTATACCTTTACGAAAGGCCTGTTTGTAGAAGGTAACATCCTCTTGGTCTTTCCGAAAAAATGTTTCCAAAGACCGAAGGGAAGATAAAGCATTACGGTCAGTAAGCCTCGTTTTATCGTATCGTCCGACAATATAAACACTTCCGGTACTGGAACCAGTAAAAGCCTCTCCTTTATATGTCAATGCTTCGACTTTACTTTCAATCTCTCCGATACGAGAATATTTAGTCGATTGTCCCACCGTATAAGTCACTTCATACTTCTTATCCAGTGCCTTTTCAAAGCCATATATACGAGATTGCCGGCTCTTTATTGCATAAGCCGGATTGATAATATTGACACGATCCCCTATCTCCAAATCGATAACGCGTCCTCCATCGAATCCACCCACTTTTATCGGGTCCATGACGCATGTATAGACAGACGGGTCTATTTTACTCTTCTCTACGTAGCTTTTTGTCTTTTCAAGCAATTCCTTTTCGGCATCAGGAATCATGGACACAGAAACAAATTTTGTATCATATCCATACAAGACATAAGTGTTCCCATTCTCAGGGATTAACGGGGCAGACGGAAGCTCGCGGCCGTAATCTTCATTCCTTACGATCTCCCATAACTGGGCAGCGGAGTTCCATGATCCATCACTGTTCTTTTCATCCGCAGCACCCGGATTAAAGGTAACAGCAAAGTCCATACCGTTTAAAGGACCTGACTGAAATACAATTCTTAACTCCTGACCGGGGATAATATACTCTTTTGAAAAAGTTATGCCGGAATCCCTGAAACGGTAGGCATTCCATTTGACTTCTGTTGTGGTACCATCTTCATTCTCAATCTTGTCTGTGTATTCCTTAGTGGTCACGTCTGACATGGTACCTATACGTTTGGGGTACACGTCCTCAAATACAACGACTTCTTCAACAGCTTCTTCCGTAGACATATCCGGAAAAGCGTCAACATAAGGAGTACCCTCGGGAAGCATCAATCTTCTTTGGACTACTCCGTCGACCACAACACCGGTTATATCCGGACGATAATTAGTAGGAAGGTTACGGGTAGAACCGAAAGCGTAAACACGGGTAGCATAATTATCGTTGCTTTCCGAACGAGACATTTCGGAAACAAGCCCATTCAGTTCAAAGTCTACCGCT